GCACGGCAGTCGCAGGCCATTGACGGCTTTGCGGACGATGTGTCGGTGGCCCTGCAAGAGTTTGGCAACGATGCCGGCTCACTGAACAACGCCCTCGCCAACCTGATGCAGGAGGCTGCGGGGTCCAGCGTGTTCGTGGGCTACCCCAAGGGCAAGCTGTCCCAGATCATCGCTGCTACGGTGCAGGCTGAAGCGGAACGGCTCATCAAGCTGGAAGACTTTGAAGAGGCCCGCACCCTTCTGGACAACTTCCGCACGCTCAACCCGCGATCCCGCCGGCTGAACGGTACGCCGGGAGACGATGAGTCCACTGACATCCGTCAGCCCAACTCGTTCGCCTATGACCACGGTGCGCTGATCTCCACCATCGAAGCCTCCCTTGAGGACAAAGAGGCTCAGGTCGAAAGGCGAGACGGGCTGAAAAACGCAGCGAACGCCGGCACCACCGCCAACCAAGTGGCAGCGGTCATCCGCACCTCCCCTGAGTTCTATGCGTGGCTTGACGGGCTTCCGGTTGAGATGACCGACGCAGAGGTCCGTACCGCTACCAGGGAGTGGCTGACGGAGACGGGCTTCAATCTGGACGGACTTGCCAGCTTTCAGGACAGCATCAACGACAAGGTCAAAGCCTTGGTGCTTGGAGATGTCCAGGGGATTCAAGTCCGCAACATGATCCAAGCTGAACGCATTCAAGCGTTCCGCTCTGGTGGCGAGTTTGAAGGCATCATGTCAATGCCGCTCGACTACTCGGTGGCATCGGCGGAAACAGCTATGCGCCGAGAGGCCCGAGCAGCCGGTATTGGCGAGCCGGGAGTGCAGAGCCTGATCGAGCTGGTAAGGAACGACCGCGACCGCCGGCGTGGTGAGGTTGTCTCGCCTACCTCTGAGGTGCTGAACCAGAAGAAAGCATCGACGATGCTTGTCGAGTTCCGCAACGACACCCAGAACATGACGCCAGAGGAACTCCGCCGAGCAGCAGCGGAGAGAGTAGGCGAGTTCCTAGAGCTGGGCGACCGCTTTGCAGTGCAGTTCTTGGATGCTGTGAATGAGGAGGAGGGTCGCCGCAGAGATATTGGCGAGCGCCGTCTCCGTGAGAAAGCCTACCCCATAAAGGAGAAGGGCGACCTCGCCGCAGTCCTTGTAACGAACGAGCTACAGGTGCTGCTTGAGGCTGCCGGCCTAGATGCGAAGGAGGTTTCCGATCAAGCGAACCGAGAGATCACCCTGTATCAGACTCGCTTTGTGCAGGAGCTTGAGGACGCCATCAGGGATGTAGCGTACAACGCGCCCGACCAAGAGGTGGAGCAGCGGATGGCGGATGTGATGCGGAGCTACGGCGAACGCGCAAAAACCGAAGCCGCTGAGTTTGCCAAGGGACTTATGCGCGGCAGGGCTAAGATCACCACTGGGCGCACGACAGATAAAGGTGGGCAACAGACTGTCCCTATTAGGTCTACCTTTGGTGGCCTCTTTGGGGCAGACAACGACGACATCAACGACTACCTCTCGCCTCTTCAGACGGCGGCTCCAGACCGCACTGCTCCCGTTGCGTGGCAGGAAGTGTGGAAGAAGGACAAGGTGTATGAATACGGGCTAGAAGTTGACTCCGCCAAGCAGGTAGTCCGTAAAGCGTTGTCGGGTGATTACTCGCTTACCCTTAGCGGCGGGAAGTTTGTCAAAGGCGACAACTCTTGGTTCACGGACGACCTAGATGTTGACGAGGCGACTAACGCAGCGGCGATGACGCACATCGACGACATCCTCAACATCTACAGCCCGATCAACGGCGGGAGCGGGCGCAATATCCACCGTGGCTTTGGAGCCCAGCGCCTAGACAAGTTCGGGGTAGAGATAAACCCCGCACTGTTGAACCCCGAGAGGGTGCCGGTGCTGTCTGCTGCCGCTCTAGCAGATCCCGAAGCCCAGAGAGTGATCGAAGAGTACAACGCTGCCTTGACCGACAACCGCATCACTGATGCGGAGGGCATCATCAAGGAGTGGCTTGCCGGCGATAGTATTAGCGCCGAAGAGTACAATCTGCTCCTGCCGCAGTATCAACAGAACCCTGGGCCTATCTGGGCGCGTCAAGAACAGTTCTACCGCGCTTGGGAGTCCACCCAAAACAACTGATGAACGAGTTCGACTACAGTCAGTACCTCCCCGATGAGATGTCCCTGGACTCTCAGTTCGAGGTAGACGCTACCGGGGGCTCTGACCTGTTCGGGTACACGCAGGAGACTGACCCGTACAACTCAGGGTTCTTCGGCACCGCCCTCGACACTGTGGAGGGCTTTGGCCTAGGCATTGCCGGCGCAGTCGAAGGCGTGCTGGAGATCGGCAACCTGATCCCAGGGGTGGACTACGACATCCCGGACAACTTCGGGCTGGGCAACGCCGAGACTGGTATGGGCCAGTTCGTGCAGGGCATGACTTCTTTCATGCTGCCGTTCCTGGGAACTGGAGGGCTGGCTACGGTGGCTCAAGCCGGCAAGCTGACCCGCGTGGCTTCGCTGCTGAACAAGGGCAAGGGAGGCACCTACGCGCTGGGCAAGTGGATGTCTCAGCGGAGCGGGCTGACCAAAAGCACCGAGGCTTGGCGTCAGGGCCTACTGGTCAAGAAGCTGGGTGCGCTCGAAGAGGGCAAGACCCTGACTGCTGCGATGTACTCAGGCCGTGCAGCCATCGCGGGGCGTACCCCCGATGTCGTGGCCGGCATGCTTGGCGGAGCCATCGTGGATGGTCTGGTCCTAGATCCCTATGACCAGCGAGTCTCCAACGCTTTCAACGACTGGGGTGTGGGCAACGCCTTCACCGAGTATCTGGCAGCGGATGAGAAGGACTCTCAAGCCGAGGCGCGGTTCAAAGCAGTGCTGGAAGGAGCGGCGCTTGGTACGGCGTTCGACTCTGTCTTCGCCGGGGTTTCCGCACTGCGGAAGTTTGCTACCACCCTCCGGGCTACAGGCAGTGGCGAGGCGGCGCTCAAAGCCTCCCGCAAAGAGCTGCACGAAGCTGAGATCACTCACTTTGTGGAGGCGAACAAGGAGTTCGTGCCGGGGCTGGACCGCGAAACGGCCATCCACATCAAGATGACCGGACTGCCGATGAACCCGGGCGACATTGCTTGGGGACAGTCGGCCATGGACTTGGAGAACCAGTTCTTCCAACTCTCAGAAGCGGATCTGCCCGAAGCGTTGAAGGGCCGCATCCCTGCCCGAGAGCTGGCGGCACTGAACCAGAAGTCGGTGCAGGAGGTTGAGCGTCTGTTCCAGACCAACCTCGACGGAGCCATCGACGACGACATGATGATCGCGCTGGCGAAGGCCGGCAGGACCGTGGCCGGCGAGTTCCGGCGCATGAGTAACGACATCCTGCCGAAGCTGTTCCCGCAGATGGAGGGAACCACGCGAGACGATGGCCCGCTGTGGGTTGCAGCTAACTCCATCCTGTCGGCCAACAACAGCGTGGTCGATCACACCGGCGGAGCCATGGTCAGCATTGCTGCTTGGCGGGCCGCTGGCCGTCCTACGGATCGTGACAGCATTCGCCGGGTCGTCACCTCTGCGCTCAAGACGGGCCGGTCCCTCAACGAAAAGGGCAAAGCCGTCAAAGGCTTCAAGTTTGAGAGAGCGAAAGTAGACAAGCTGGTGGAGATGCTGTCGCGTGCTGACGGCATCACCACCCATGAGCTGATGCTGCATGTCTCTGATCCTCTTCAGAAGACTGGGCAGTTTGCTGGCGGCTATCTCGACAACACCGGGGTCCCGCTGGACACCCACATGGGGGCGCTGATTGACCCTGAGGTCTACCCCGACTTCAGCGGCTTCTACAAGAAGATGGGAAGCGCAGGCTCTACCGCCTACCGCGCCAAGATTCGTGATCTAAGCATTCGACTTGGGTGGGACGAAGGCGGCAGTGAGCTGCTTGAATCTATCTGGGCTTCGGTCACTGCTGTCAAAGGACTGTACGGCTACTATCGCGGCAACAAGATAGATGTGAAAGCCAACATGCGGGGCGAGCTGATTAGCCGTCTCTGGGATCACACCGATACTTTCCAGCAGCTTGCGGAAGACAAAGCCTTCCTCCAGACGCTCGAAAACATGGGCATGGATCCGAAGATTGTCAATGACCTCCGCACCACCTCCGGTGACTTTGCGGTGCGCGAAGTCCCGGAAGACTTGAAAGGCGTTCTGGACTTTGACGATGAGGCCATGGACAAGGCCATCGACCGCATTGCCCAGACCACCCAGTTTGGCGTCACCAGCGGTACTCCTCTGAGGGCTGTGCGTCTACTGAAGCAGAGGTACGAGACGCTAAAGACCGACCTGATGATGAAGGGCTACGATCCTGGGCTGCTGTACCGGATCGGAGCTAAGGTCGAAGACTTCTACATCGACTCGCTGGGCAAGAAGCGGGAGGTCAACGCGGGGCGGAAGGGCGTAGACACTTACGAGTACCGCGCCCTCGATAACGAAGGCCGACCCGCTCCCGGAAGCGACAAGGGACTCGGAGGATTCCCTGACACCTACCGCACTGAGGTTGACCACAAGCTGCCGACTAGGCGTTATGTGCGTGACAGCCTGCCCACCGAGCTGCAAGAGCGCGTCGGCACAAGGGTCAAAAACGGCACGCGAGTTAGCGTCCCCTACGACACCTCGCCCGCCCAGCAGATCGTGGTCAACGGTGAAGTGGTGTCGGCAGACCGCGCCGTCACGCTTCGCAATGTGGACTTCGAGGTGGACTTCTCGGAAGGCGTGGGCTCACAGCACCGTCTGACCGGGGACATGGCTAACCCTCCCCGAGGCAAGCACGCCGTGGAAGGGGTGCCGATCCGGTGGAACCCCGACTACGGGTATATGTTCGCCGGCGAAGGTGGCACTGGCCGTCCGATTCGTCGCGCAGACGAGATCACTATCGTGGATGATGTCATCTACGCTAGAGGCAATGTCACTTATTGGACACAGCGCGGAGCTGAGGCTCAAGGCATTCCGACTACGCGCCAGAGAACTGAGACTGCAACCACTCGATATGAACAACGACAAGTCGCAAGCGGACGGGCGCGAACTTTTCAAGAAGGCCGCAGCAACTACCTTGTTGCTACTGGACGCACTGGAGGCGGAAAGACCTTCTACGAAGGCATCCAAGATGTCCGCGACAACTCCAAGTTCGGGGCAGCCGTCGAAGTCAAAGACATCGACTTCTACGAAGACACCTACAAGCGAAACCTGACGCTGATGGACCCGTCTGGCGAGGCGGGTGTGGTTGTCACCAAAGACGGTGACATGGTCAGCGTGTTCAAGAAGCCGGGGTCGAAGGCAGACATCAACGATCTGCTGGCCGTGGCCTCGAAGAACGCACGGACCTGCGACTGCTTTGACATCGGGGGCAAGCTGCCGGATCTGTACTCAGACCACGGCTGGGTTCCTGTGTCTCGGACTCCGTTCAACCGTGAGTTCGCGCCTGAGGGTTGGGACTTCGACCTGCTTGGCGAACCGGACATCGTCTTCATGGTGCGGGACACGGACGGGATCACCAAGGGCATCCCGCTTGACCCGGACAACGGCGGCTATGCGGCTATCCGGGATCAGGTTCCGCTGTTTGACGACTACGGCAAAGCTGCCGATGTCCAGAAGCGGGCGCATGACCTGCTCAAGCGCAAGCAGGGAGCGGCGCAGCCCCAGCGTTACCTCTTCCAAGACGAGAACTACATTCGCGGCGTTACCGAAGTGGACGAGGGTGGGCGCGTGTTCGCTCGCCTGTTCGAGGGCGGCAACCTCGACACGATCTACCACGAATCGGCACACGGCTGGCGACTGATGCACGGCTCTCGGACGGTGCCCGAGGCAGATCGAGTGGCGCGTGGCGGAGCCTACGACTTCGAGCTGGATGTCCTTGAGGCCAAGCTGGGCGTCGTGAACGGCGAGTGGACCGTCGAGGCTGAAGAACAGTTTGCCCGCTGGTACGAGGCGTACATCTACAACGGTGAGGTATCCCGCGCCCCCGGCACCACGGATAGGGAGTTCGACATCCTGACCGTGGCAATGGAGCGGGTGACGCAGGGAGTCAGGGAGGCTTTCGAGGCCGCTGACAAGACAATGCCTGACAAGATCCCGGACGAAGTCCGCACGATCTTTGACCACCTTGTGCAGCGCGGCAACCGCATCGAGGATGTGTACAACAACCTCGGTGACGAAGCGCGAGCCATCTATGAGCGCCTCACCATTGGAGGCGTCCGTAGCGGGCCTTCCCAGCTTGAGAAGAAGGTGTCGGAGTACGAAGGCAAGCTCGACTCTATCTACGGCAAAGACTGGAGGAACGACCCGAGCGTGCTTCGGACGGGGCACAAGGCTCACCTGTCTAAGCTCCGCAACGCCGTCGAGCGCCGCCGGCTAGAGGGTGAGAAGATCGCCGCTGCTTCTTCCGCCCGTTCGTCTGCACGCGCCGCCATCAAGAAAAAGATGAGCGAGACGCTGGATGAGCTGGACGCCAAGTACCCCGAGGGCTGGAGCGAAGAGACGCTGGAGGCTCAAGAGCGGGCTCGCCTCACCAAGCTCAAGTCTCGGCAGACCGAGATGGAGGGCGACATCGGGTTTGCCTCCGAGGTCATGGAAGGCGTCCCCGGTGCGGAGCGTGGGCAGCGCCCCATCAACATCCGCCGCTCCATCCGCAACACCGAGGATGTCTCCAGTGGCGACGATGCCCGCGACCTGCTGGAGATGATGGTGGCGGAGCAGGAGGACAACCTGCTGAACGCCAAGCTGCTCGACAAGCAGATGATTGAGGAGCAGGCATTCAAGGAGTACCAGAACCTTGTGGCTGCTTCGGGGCGCGGTAACGGCCAGCTCAAGCTGGAGCAGGTGAGCAAGCTGGGGCTGGGCTTTGTGGCTAAGGCCCGTGCCATCCGCCAGTTCGCTGCCGACACGATGGAGAGCGCCCGGGAGTCTTACGCCCGCCTCGAAGCCTCGCGCAAGAACGGGGCCGAGGACATGGTCGCAAAGGCGGACTACCTGTGGTATCTCGGCCTGATGAGCCCGCTCATGGAGCAGCTCAACCACATCTCGTTCCTCAAGGGCTTCGGACTGGCTGACCAGCTCAACATTCCGATGGGCCGGCTGGGCAACCGGGCGGTCAACGAAGATGACGCGATCCGCATGCTTCAGGCTACGGACGCGGCACTCAAGGCCGGCAAGACTGGAGAGGGCGTGGACGACTACATCGCCCGCACCTCGGCGGCTATGCGCGAAGGCGAGATGGCCTTCATCAGCACTGCGGTGGACTACCAGGGCACCCGGCTCGATGTGATGCTGGAGGTCTTCTACAACTCGATCCTCTCCGGGCCGCGCACCCAGTCCGTCAACGCAATGTCCAATGTCCTGTACGGGACTATGGTTCACTTTGAGCGCCGCTTTGGGCGTGCCGTCCTTGGCAAGCTGCTCAAGCAGCCCGAGGTGGCGAAGGGCCTGTCTGCTGTCGTGACCTACCGGGAGATGCTGAAGGGCTCTTTCAAAGCCGCCAAGGTGGCGATGAAGGAAGGTTCGAGCCAGCTCGATCCCGCCGGCGCTCGCGCCAAGTTCGACATGCAGCGCGGGGTGTTTACCGGCGCGGCTAAGAAGGGGACCTACGCGGAGCGGCTGGGGCTTGAATCCATGCCGACGCCGCTGAAGGCCACGCTGAACGGGCTGCTGAACTTCGTCTCCGTGGGCGGATACCCCACCAAGCTGCTGGGCTCTGTGGACGAGTTCTTCAAGCAGATGCACTACCGCATGGTGGTGACGGATGAGCTGACCCAGAAGGCCATCAAAGAGATGGGCGAAGACCCTGCGGCGGCTGCCAAGTATGTGCGCGATCAGTACGACCTGATGGCCCGTGACGGCAACCTGTTCAACGAGAACAACCTCAAGGTTCAGGCGCTCAAGGAAGCGTACTCCAAGGGACTCAACAAGTCGGAGGCCCGCCGCTATGTGCAGGAGTACATGAAGAAGAACTGGACTTCCGAGAAGGGAGCCATTGCCGAGCGGGCGCTACAGTTCGCTCGCAAGTCCACCTTCACTGAGGAGCTGGGCGAGGGCGGCACCAACCCGCTGTCGCGCAATGTCATCCAGCCTCTGGGTAAGGCGATCCAGAACATGACCGGGACGGTGCCGTGGCTGAAGCCGATCATCCCGTTCGTGCAGGTGCCGACCAACCTGCTGACTCAGGCATCGGAACACCTGTTGAGCCCGCTGTTTGACGGAGCGTTCAAAGCTACGCGCCTGCGTAAGGTGATGAGCGAGAGCCTTGCCGAGGCCGACGCCGCGCTCAAGGCGGATCGGGAAGAGGCCATTGGCCGGCTGGCGGTGTCCTCGTCCCTTATCACGCTGGTGTACATGAAGGCCATGTCTGGCGAGATCACTGGGGGCGGGCCTAAGGACCCGAACGCCCAGCGCCTCCTGCGGGACGCCGGCTGGCAGCCGTACTCCATCCGGTTCGGTGACTCCTACTACGGCTACCAGCGCCTCGACCCTATTGCCTCGATGATCGGAATCGTGGCGGATATTGCCGAAGGCATGAACGGCAACCCGTACACGGACGACCCGGAGGTGGAAGGCGTGCAGGCACTGCTGACCTCTACCGCTCTGGCGGTGTTCCGCAACCTGAGCGAGAAGTCGTACCTGTCTGGTGCTATCGACCTTGCCGGTGCCATTGACGACCCTGACCAGTACATCGCCAGCTACTGGCGAAACCTGTCTGGGACGGTGGTGCCCAACCTGCTGGGTCAGGTGTCGCAGGCTATGGACCCGACCCTGCGCGATGTCCGTACCACGGTGGACAACTGGAAGAACCGCATCCCGTTCATGGGTGACAGTCTGCTTCCGAAGCGCAACTTCATGGGCGAGCCTATGGGCCGGCAGACCTACCTTGGCGGGCCGCTTCTCGGACTGATGACTCCTGTGCCGGCGTCTCAGGTGACTAGCGACCTGATCCAGGGCGAGGTGACCAAGTTCGGAGAGGTCATCTCGCCCCCGCAGCCCATCAAGGCTGGTGGCATTCTGGACCTGCGCGAGTACGACAACGGGCAGCAGACCGCCTACGACCGCTATCAGGAACTACAGGGCGAGGTGACGCTCAACGGGCGCACGCTGCGCGAAGACCTTGAACAGCTCATCAGTTCGGACAGGTATCAGATCATGCCCGACATGAGTATGGACGAAGGCAAGTCGCCTAAGATGCAAGCTATCCGCAGCCGAGTTACCAAGTATCGGTCGAGGGCGTGGAAGCAGCTACTCGAAGAGTTCCCGATGCTGGCTCAGAACTACCAGATCACGCAATACAACCGCAACGCTCGACGCGCTGGACGCCAAGAGCAGCAACTCCTTGACCTCATGAACTGATGTCGTACTACAGCAAAGTCTTCTACACCATCTCCTCGCAGACGGCGGGGTCGAAGCAGTTCACGGTCCAGTTCGGTCTGGAGTCGGGGACGCCTACGACTAACAACCGTCCCTACATCCACACCTCTCACATCAAGGTCAAGGTCGATGGCGTCAGCACCACCGACTTCACCCTCAGTGAGGCCACCAACCCGTCGAAGATCACCTTCAACGAAGGCACGACCCTGACTGTCGGGTCGGTGATCGAGATATACCGCGAGACGCCGCGAGCTGCTGTCAGCCGCCCGGTGGACTTCGAGGACGCTTCGGTCCTGACGGAGTCTGACCTCGACCTGTCGGCGGTGGGGGCGCTGTACATCACGCAGGAGATCATCGACCGGCTTGAGACGCTGGTCCCTGGGGGCGGCTCTACAGCCCAACTGCTGGCGAAGAAGTCTGCCGCTGACTACGACATCGAGTGGGTGGACAACGCTCTGGTGCAGATCGACCCCGCCAAGGCCGGCGGGCTGCTGACTTGGAACCAAGACGGCGAGCCTTACACCGTCGCTCCCACTGACACCGATGCGTATGTTGCCCGAGCGGCGCGTGGTTCTGCGGCTGGGGTGACGATGAGCAAGGGCGGCATCGTCAAGATTGGCGGTTCCGGCCCCGCTTCGGGCGACGGAGCGGTTGGCGACCTGTGGATCTATCTCGGATCTGGTGGAGTAGATGCCGATGGCAACTACCCCGGGGATGTGTTCCTCAAGTCAGGCCCGACCACTTGGATCAAGCTGTACAACTACACCGGCATCGGAGGGGGCGACACCACTACCGGGGTTTCTAAGTTCACCGACCTGACCGACACGCCCCAGACGACAGACCAGCAGTCTGAGAAGTTCCTGTATGTGAAGCCCAACGGGGATATCGGCTTCAAGAACAGCGGGGCTGTTGAGTACCTTGACGATGTCAACTTCAACGCCCAGAACGGCCCGACCACTGGAGACATTCTGGTGTGGGACGGGGCGCTTGACGGGAGTGGCGCGTGGACGCTGTCTCCCGGCGTGCAGACCAAGGACCTCGATGGGCTTGCAAAGGGCTCCATCCTCGCTACCGATGCGTCGGGTATTGCCGCCCCGGTAACCCCTGGGAGCGATGGGCTGTTCCTCAAGTCCAACTCTGCCGTGCCCCAAGGGGTGGAGTGGGCTACCTCCGCCGCAAGCGGTGGGGGACTGTCGGCCACGGCCCTGCTTGTTCAGAACAACAACATCACCGGACTCAACATCAGTTCGGCAGTGGGCGGGTTCTACCAGTTCAACGGCATCCTGACCGAGATCCAAGACGCGCCGGCCCAGTATGTGTTCAGCAACTGGAACGAAGGCCCTAACCGCCTCAACTTTGCGGAGACGGGCTTCTACCGCATCACGATCAACCTTTCGATGGCGGCAGTCGATGCGGCCAGCGGAACGACCGCTTCGGAATATCCCGTGCGAGTCCTTCTGGTCGTAGATACCCAGAACGGAGCGGGGCTTCACACCAAGGACCAGAAGATCGTTGTCGTCCCTTCCAGCGGGGGAGCGGGTCCTGACACCTCGAAGCTGGCTACTGCGACCCTTACCTACTCTGGCTACCTTGGGCAAGCCGGACAATCGGTGTCCTACCTTGGGGTTGTGTTGCAAAACGCCAGCCCCGCCGGCATCGCCTCGCCGTCTATTGCTTTCCCGCAGACCGTGCCCAACCCTCCCGTCGTAAACCCCGGTGGTAACTTCTACGACGAAAGGCTGAACGGAATGCGGATCCTGATCGAGAAGTTCTGATGTTTGGCGGACTCAACACCACCCGCGCTCGCGTCGGGTTCCAACACACCTCCCGATACAACCCGTATGTCACCTACGGGGTGGGGGGAGACAGGGATCTAGGCAAGTACCACATCCGCTGGCTCAAGTACAAAGACGGAGAGGACACCAGCGTGGTGTTCAAGATCGTCATCGACGCCCCAGCCGGCACGATTGTGGGTGGTGAGACTTTTCAGGTTGACTTCGCCACCGAAAACGGAGCCTGGAATGTTCACTGGAGCTGGACCTGCGATACGGCGACCTCAGGTAACACGCTTGTAACCGTAACGCTGGGCGCAGGGCAGACCGAGGTCAACTTCACGATGACCGCGAAGGTGTTGGGCAAAGCATGGGCCGTCAACCGCATCGTCACGGCCACCATCCAGAACCCGTCAGCCACGCTTGAGGTCGATAGGGACCGTGAACTCCAGAAGCTGGCTCTGATTCCGGCTGAAGACCCTCCCAAGATCCGCATCAGCACGGCGGCAACGGGCTTTTCGGTCAGTGCCGGTGGCTCTCAGCAGCTCATCTACAACATTAGACTCAATAAAGCCGCCCCTCTAACGGTGCAGCAGCGTGTTGAGCTGTCGGGTCCCTTGGCTCCGTACTGCACAGTCACACAAGAGCCGATCAACCCGCCCAATAACAACCGAAACAACGGCATTACCTGCGATGTGGACGCCGCTGTGGCCGCTGGGCTGGGTGTTGGAGACGGGGTGTCGGTTTCTCTGGACTATGAAAGGTCCGATGTGGCGTTCACGGAGACTGACTGGGACCCGGTGAACGAGAACTTTGAGGTTGAGGACACTGGCGGAACCAACCTGTACGACCCCGAAACCGAGTGGACTGTCGGAACGGGAGGAGTTGGCACTTGGCAGGCTTACGGCATTACTAGTGAGAACATTAGGGCAGTAGACACCAACCCACACGGGGACCAGAAAGTTATATGGAAAGCCGTCAATGTCGAAAGTGGTGCCACTTACGACGGCGGATTCATGAACGATATTACCACCTACGACCCGTCAAATAACTATCGCATATCTGTTTGGTTCAACAGCAAGAGCGCACACGATGGGAGACTATTGGTCAATAACGTCGGTGACCCGCTTTACAATATCGTTAATAGCAGTACCCTAGTTAATATAATCTTCAAAGAATTTGCCGACTTCAATGTAGGCGAGTGGTATCTCTTTGTTCTCTACATAAACCCTTACACATACACTGGATCGGGACTTGGCCTCGACGGTGTATACAATACAAGCGGAACTAAAGTATTTGATACGAACACTAATATGCGGTTTGTTGACGCCGCGCATACCGGATACAGCCCCCGGTTCGCAGCATACAACGACCCCTCCGATGGTAACGAAGAAGTCTGGTTCTGGGACCCGCGCTTTGATCTTGTTGACGGCACCGAGCCGTCGCTCGCTGACCTCCTGAACCCGCCTACCGAGATGATCCGCAATGTCCACGCGGACGAGAACCTGTGGCAATGGTCGAACGACCTTGTAGCCGGCGGATCTGAGACGGGGGAAGACACGCCCATCGCGCTGTACCCGGTCGAGATGGACCTGCCGCGCTTCCCGGGCATCCCGACGCCGGCCATCTACGACGGTACGAAGCACACCGGAGACTCTTGGGGCCAAGGAGGCGGGCGTCCTCAGGCTCAGATATGGGAGCAGGACGACACCTCCCCCGTGCTGGACCCGGTCACCGGCAACCCGCTCAAGATATACGGCCCCGACCAGTACGCCGAGGGCATGCCGTATGTGCGGGAGAGCTTCTCGAAGGTGTTCTGCGGTGGGCCGCTGACGGCTCACCAGTCGCGCCGCTTCATGCGGATGTCCTTTGTGATCGAGTACATGCAGGGAGCTGATGCCGGCAGGAACATGGAGTTCCACCGCGTCGGCATCCGAATCCGGGAGGCCAACCGTAACCACGGTGCGGTGTTCCGCAGCTCTGTGAACATGCCTGACCCGCTGAACGACGCGAGGATTGGCAAGGACCGCTACGGCAACTCGGTGCCGGTGTACGGGCCATTCGACGGCGTCAAGTTCTGGCTGTGGCAGTACGGCTACAGCATGGCTCCGCAGGACTGCGGGGTGGTAGCAGACGAGAACGGCCACCCCAGGCTGTGGTACTGGGTCCAGATGGACCCGAACATCGTCTACCCCGGCCCCTCGTTCACCAATGTGCCCGACGATGTGGGGATCTTCTGCAACCCCATCGAGTACCCGCAGTGGTTTGCCACCAACGACGGCACTAACATCCGCGCAGACGGCGCTACTGACCGGACTCTGACCATCGACCAGATCCGGGCACAGCGTCTCGGCGCTCTATGGCACTCGATGATGTTCGAGATGTCCGATACCACCTACAACGGCGGACCTGCTCGCTTCTGGCCGAAGATGTCCCACAACGGTTGGGCTCCTCTGGGGAATGCCTCCCTGGAAGACGACCCTCAGTATGACACTTCTATATCCTTTGTGCTTGAGGCGTAAAAAATGGACGACAGGGAGATCCTATTGGGCCTTGGCAGGCTCGAAGGGAAGGTGGACGCACTTCTGCAAGGCATGAAGGTGCTACAGAAGGACTTGGAGGAACTCGAAGCCCGCATCCGCGAGCTGGAGACATCCAAGTCTTTCCTGCTGGGCGCGACTGGGGTGATCGCCAGCGGTGTTTCGGTGCTGGTGTCGTACCTGTCCAACAAGTTCTAGCGGCCAAACAGGGCTTGGTAGCACCGTGCGTAGGCCACTCCCCACTCAGGACCGTGGTGATCCATGCGGGGGTCCTCTAGCCATGTTCGGGCATGTGCCCATTCGTGCGCTAGAATGGCGACGGCCCAGTCGGGTTCCAGCTCTTTATGCACCCGTATCAGAAAGCGGTCAGGATCCGCAAGTTTCTCGCAAGTTCCCCACTCTTGCATCTTCTTGGGGCGGGTGACTCTCACCGGAAGATCGAGCGGGACCTCGTCCTTGAGAACTTCCACAGACCTCAACAGCAAGTTATCCATGACACAGACCCCCGAACAGCTACTGACTCAACTCCACCGGATGGTCGCGGATGAGCTGATCTCCCGCATCCAGTCGGGGGATGCCACGACTGGAGACATCAGCGTGGCTGTGAAGTTCCTGAAGGACAACCAGATAGATGTCGGAGAGAAGCAGCAGACATCGCTGCGCGACCTCGCATCCATCGTACCTTTCAAGGCCGCTGAATGAGCAAAGCGCCCGTCCAGTACGAGATCCCGGAGGAGCTGAAGGACTTCCGCAACTTCGTCTATCTGGTGTGGGCGCACCTTGGACTCCCTGATCCGACGCCCGTCCAGTATGACATTGCGGACTACCTCCAGGGAGGCCCCAAGCGGCGCATCATCTGCGCCTTCCGAGGCGTCGGAAAGTCTTACCTGACAAGCACTTACGCCGTCTGGCGGCTCCTGATGGACCCCCAGATAAATGTGCTGGTGGTGTCAGCCTCGAAGGTCCGAGCAGACGACTTCTCGACCTTCACCCAGCGCCTGATCTGGGACATGCCTCTGCTGGCCCACCTGCGGCCCTCAGAGGACCAGCGGACCTCCAAGGTGTCCTTCGATGTGGGGCCGGCTAAGGCGGCTCACGCGCCGTCTGTGAAGTCTGTGGGGATCACCGGCCAGCTCACCGGATCTCGCGCCGACCTCATCATCTCCGACGACGCTGAGTCCCTGAACAACGCTGCCACCCAGGGCATGCGGGACAAGCTGTCCGAGCTGGTCAAGGAGTTCGAGGCCATCGTCAAACCGGGCGGCGAGATCGTGTTCCTGGGCACGCCTCAGACGGACGCAGGAAGCCTCTACCACGCCCTCCCAGACCGTGGCTACGAGACGAGGATCTGGCCGGCCCGCTACCCCTCCAAGGCCCTCAGGCAGCGTTACGGGGCCACCCTGGCCCCCAAGGTGCTGCAAGAGATGGAGGGGCAGGAGGACATGGTGGGGGAGCCCACCGACCCCCTGCGCTTCAACGGCCACGACCTAGCAGAACGGGAAGCCTCTTATGGCAAATCGGGCTTCGCCCTCCAGTTCATGCTGGACCCGTCCCTGGAAGACGACTTCAAGTTCCCGCTGAAGCTCAGGGACCTGATCGTTCTGGACATTGACCCCCTCAAGGCCCCCGAGAACCTGATCTGGGCCGGCAGTGGCGAGTACACCCTCAAGGACCTGCCCAATGTGGGGTTCGCTGGGGATCATTACCACCGCCCAATGGCGATTGACGGGGACTTCCTACCGTACACGGGGTCCGTCATGGCTATCGACCCCAGTGGACGGGGAACGGACGAGACGACCTACGCAATAGTCAAGATCCTGAACGGCTTCATGTATGTTCAGGAATGCACTGGGCTCCCCGGCGGATACAGCAAGGATGTCCTCGAAAAGCTGGCACAGGAAGCCAAGCGACACAAGGTGAACCTTGTTCTCGTAGAAAGTAACTTTGGGGACGGGATGTTCCTCGAACTGCTCAAGCCGTATCTCAGGAAGGTGTACCCGGTCACTACCGAAGAGGTCCGTCACAACATCCAGAAGGAGAAGCGAATCATTGACACGCTTGAGCCAATATTGAATCAGCATAAGCTGGTCGTCTCTCCCCGCCTGATCGAACAGGACTACCGGAGTGTAGAGCATCTGCCGGCTGAGAAGCGGAACCAATACCGACTCTTCCACCAGCTCACCCGGATCTGCCGCGAAAAAGGGGCACTGATCCACGACGACCGCCTCGATGTCCTCTCCATGGCCGTTGGATACTGGGTCGAGGCTGCCGGCATCACTGCTGACGAGCAGATGAAAGCCCGGAGAGACGAGCTGCTGGAACGCGAGCTGGAGAATATCATGAACACCTCCACCTTCGGACAGCGCAACGACCCCCACACTTGGATGTGACATGAACCTGCAACGACTTCAGATCCCCATCGAGCGCCTGTCAGAGATGTCGGGCTCCCTACAGGGCCTCCGCAACCTAGGATTCACTCCAGAGGCCGCCAGAGCCCTTCTGGGCGGCGTTGGGGCTGGATACGGCTCCCGAGTCATGTCGGGCGGAAAAGGCCGTAGCGGGCCTGTGAGGCCCCTTAGACCGAATGCCCGCCCTCAGGTGTCTGGACAGCAGTCTCAGCCCAACCCTGGAGGGGGACGAGGGCGGTAAACCGCACGACCACCAAGACCAAAGCAAGAGAGCCTTACACTTCTCAACTCCCATCCCGGCTTCCCTCAGTCGGGGTCTTGGTGGTCAGTTATTGTGGGGGTGGGTCTAGGTAGTTGCCCTAGATTCACCCCCTATCTCATGCGGGACAACCCTGAATAGGGTCCCAATGGGAGGTAGCTCTGGGGGGTAGGGGGGCTTATAAGGTCTTATAAGGTCTTATAAGGTGTTGGAAGAGTTAGCTAAGGGGTATCAAGACCATAGAAGACCATGTCTAAAGACAGTTACTAGACCTGCTGGGGTTGTGAACTGTTTGAACATGTTCTGACTCTGTACCCCGAGTGCTAAATGTGGTGGTGATGGTCCCTCATGGACCCCCTCCCCAATTCTGACACAAAAATCTGAGGGGGTATATGTAAGCGGGGGCCGGCTACTCCCCCCCGTGCCCCCGCGACCGACCCCGGCCCACCCTCCGCCGAGGCTGCATGATCTGCGCGGGCTGGCGCGACCGACCCTCCTCGGCACAGCCTCGGCACCGAGCCCTGCCGATGCCGGCTCCCAGGCCCTGCCACTGCCGATCCCCGTTGGACTGCCGGTCCTGCGGGGTGCCCTGCTGCCCTGGTCGAGGCGGGCTGAAGGTGGGCGGGGGCTGGTGGCCCTGCGCCTGTCCTGTCTGACTGGCGGGGCGTTCCCGTGCCCTGGAGAGGCCCTGCAAGCCCCTGCACCGTTCTGGAGGCGTCGTAACCCCTTGCAGGAGCAGCACTTAGGACAACATCCAAAGAATCCCCACTTGGATGTTGACTCCGATGGGGGTCCTGGGCGATATTCCTCTCACCGCCGGGGCGCAGTGCCCTGGCTGACCGAGACACCTACCCAACACAGACAGCCATGAGTACCTCCAACATCCCCGCCGACCTCTGCTGCTTCCTTGACCGTCCGGCCTTCGGTGGCCGCAACGCCGCCGACGACCTGTACGACGCCGAGTATGTCTGCGAGCTGGACCGAGCCGCCATCATCGGCATGGTGGGCGTGCCTGCCCCTGCCTCCGACATCACCGAGTGCGAGGCGGCGACCCTGTTCGCCCTCGGATTCGGGCTGGAGCAGGCTGCCGCAGGGCTGGAGCTGCTGCGCTCCGCCGGGGTCACCGACGAGAC